TTTTGACACGTCGCGGGAGCGTGTACAAACCAGGCAGGTTGTGCAGAGACGGCCTCGACGTTCGTCGAAGCATCTCGCGCCAGCCGCTTTTCCCCCAACCCTTGAAGAGTTGGGGTACTATGATAGGCGTCAGAACCTCCATTCGGTGGAATTCATCATTCCACCTCGTGGGTGTCCTGTTTGCCTTCATTGCACGAATACCCGGACGGTAGAAGCTAATTCCGTGAGGAGTTTCACTTCGCCAATCGTATTTCGACGTGTTCATGTGAACATTATTGTTAATGGGAACATAGGGGTAAACCCTATTAATCTCATCTTCAATGAATTGGGCCGCCAAGGAATATCCTGCCATCATCAACGAGTTTGAATAACTCACCGACGATGCGAGGACTCCTGGTCCGATTCGTCTAGAACAATCCCATACGGTCTTTAGTTTGATAGGTGTGACATCGACGCCTTTAAAGGCATCGCACCCACAAGATTCTCGAAAGAATCCTGCCGTGCAACACTTGTCTTCATTGAACAATAGTCCAAATCGGGGCAAATGCTGTAAAACGTGCTGATAGACTTCTGCACGTATTATGAGATCATCCCCGTACACGTATACACTCTCTCTGGCTTGCGCTAGAGAGAGCTTACCGTATACGGCTAACACTGCGACACTGAGCGCATAAAACACGAACGCCTCGACGGGAAAGCATAAAGCTGACCCCATCGGTGCGAACTTGTCCATATGTATCAGCCGCCCATCAGGTAGCTTAGTGGCTTGACTTCGCGTGGCGATTAGACCACGAAGAAGTTGAGTTCCGCTGAATAGCTCGTTTACGAGCCGAAGCGACACTCGGTCACTAGCTTCCTTCATATCAAGCGTAACCCATTGCTGGGATTGCGACGAGAGCAGCGCTAAACGCTGGTTCACTACTTGGTCACTAAAGTTAACGTGACCTTTCGTAAGTGGACAGGTCTCTAGTCTCGCGACTATTGACCTAGCCAACCCTTGTTGCAACCATTGCAATTCTAACGGTTCACACGAGATAAGCCTAGGGCCCCTCGAATCCTTTGGCACAAGCACGACTTTCGCCGTGCCATGTGGCTCAGACTTCCAGGACTCTATTGCTTGAAACTCGTCAACAACATGCGACAGATTATAGAAGAAATATTCCGCGGTGGGATATACCTCTTCTACGGAACCATAAATACGAGCGAAATCAGCCTTACAAAGGCCTTTTTCACCAGTAGCAACAGCTCCGGGTCCGTGCATAGGGACGATATCGAGAGGGTCAAGACAGCCCAAAAC